TCATACTCGGTGTCCTTGTCTCCGTAAGTTGTTGACGTAATCACTCAAGGCCTCTACTGCCAGTCGGTAGTCTCGCTGCGTGTACAGGCTGAGCCCCCTGCCTACTTGCTCCTGCATCTTATCGACGGAGCGTCGTAGTTGTTGAAGTCGCCCTTCTTGCTCTGCTGATAGCATTGTTAGCGTCCTCCTACCCAGAGAACTGGTCCCAATAAATTTATGGAATTCCATAAATTTTACTGAATTAGGTGCCCCTCACGGGGAGGGGGCTAGCGTCTCGTGCTTCTCCGGCAAGGTCACAGAGGAGGGAAAACTGGGTGCGAGCACCACGGAGCCCCTGCCCTTGCTGCGGCGGATTTAGGCCTCTCGCCGCTTAGCCATCTCGGCTTCGATCTCCCGCCAGAAACTACGCATGTTGTCCTCGTTCACAACAAGCGCATAGCCCCCGGCCTTGTTAATGTCGTTGATGTTCTTCCACTGTAATGCTGTCGGTTTGTTCTTCCCTGCCTTGCATTCAATACCAAAGAACACCCCATCAAGGCAACCCACAATGTCCGGCACCCCGCTTCTGCCATAGCCTCCTGTCACGGGGAAAAAGTAATAGGCGCCACGCGATTGTAGCTGCATGGTCACCACTTTCTTCACCTTCGCTTCCGGTGTCATAGCCATTAGTTGTTCTCCTCGGGATATACCCAAAATGTGTTTCTATCAATACGCCGCCCCACTCCTTCGATGGGGCCATCCGGGGGCACTAGCACAGACAGCACTGCCACCCGCTCCTGCACCCACAGGGGCAGCTCTTGCACGGAGGGGTAGTACCCCTCCATCGGGTCAGTCACACCAATACCGATCTCACCCACCGTCATCACCTTCGCGTCGCCGAGGCTCGGGTCGATGTACACTCGGTAGATAATACCGGGCTCCGCTGGCCCAGCCTTATTCACTGTCCTGTTCCACCTGAGGATAGACAAAGAACTCACTGTCACTAGCCCGGTACCCGACACCGGCCACACCATCCTCCGGCTCAAGCATGGACAAAACGCCGACATTGCCCGTAACAGCCTCGGACAGTTGTTCGACAGGCACACCCGTCACCTCCTGACAGCCTGCGAGGTAATCCTTGTAAATACTCTCGCTGAACAGGTTGTTCGCCAACCTGCTAGGTAAGGTCGCCATGTCCACGGTCTGCACTCCCGCAAGGTCATACACCCGCAGATACACCATGTCATGTTGCGCTTTGTCGGCTCGCTCGCGTAGCTGCTTGGTCTCAAAGAACTGCCGCAGCTTCGTACCGATCTCGGGGTTCACGAACTGATGACCAGACTGGACAAGGTGTCGCAGCTCTGCCTCAAACTCATCTACACCAAGCCGTTCCTTATCTAACACGTACTTACGTGAGTCGAAGGCTTGCGCCCCCACGAAGTCTTTTACAAGGTTACGCTGCGCAGACCAAAGGTCTGTTGCTTCTTTAGTGATAAAGTTGCTAAGGGCAAGGCCATGCCGTTGCGCTGTCTCAATGGGTTTGTAGGGCCGCAGGTAGGCCAGGGCATGCTTCACGGCGTTCTTCATGACCGTGCTTTTCTTCATGTAGCGGTCAGAGTTGTATTCGTTGTACCGCTTGTTCTCGATGTTACGACTGTAAACGCTGTACTCCATGCGCCCATAGTCCTCAGGCACGGCGTCGTGTTTCACGTCCAGCCTGCCCATGATGAACCGGTCGTGAGGGCGGTAGACGTACACCCCATAGTTGCCTGCCTGAGCGAAGCGCAGATCACCCAGGCGCAGGGCCCGCTTCACCGCAAAGGCAAATTCGTCCAAGGTGCCGACCATAACGCTCCAATCTTCCGGGGTCTTCAGCTCTCTGCTTTGCACTGCACTAACAAGTTTGTGTGAGTAAGCCATGATGTTTTCTCCGTGGTGTTAGGTTGTTAGATGTCCATTGTGATACTGCGATGAAAGGTTACTAAGTCAGCCAGATAATGGGCCAAGTTCATAGAGTTGCCACCGTGGGTTTCTTCTACGTCGGTAAGGCTCTCGCCATAACGTAGGTAGTACAGGCCATAGTTAAACCCTCGCTTGCTAGCAAACTGGCCCGCTACTTGATCTATGCAGCTAACCGCTTGTACGTCCTCAAACTGCGGGTACCACTTAACCCCCTCAGCAAGGTAAGCCATGATGGGCGACGGGTCGCGCTGAATAATCCAATCCTCCATGATGTTATGCTTCTGGACCAGGGGGTCCATAGCGTAGATAGCCAGCACCTCGTCCATTTGTTCTGGCGTCTCAAAGGCTACGGCAAGAACTACGTCGCTTCTGTATCCCATGATGCTTCTCCGTGGTTTTATGGAATTCCATAAATTTAGATGTCACTGCGTTTGATATGCACGACCTTGCCCGTGTCAGGCTTGGCCGTCTTGTTATCAAGCACACACCAGAGCACGGGGCAGGACCATTGACCCCACCCACCGTACAGCTCACCATCAGTCAGGACCACGACGGCTTGGGGCGTGACCTTATGATCTTTCATATACGCAGGGACGCAGGTCACGTCCGTACCCCCACCACCCACCGGCTTGGTCCGCTGCACCATAGTGTGCAGCTCGTGCTGCTCGTATCGCTCGTCACCGCTCACGCTAGTGTCCCAGTACAGCAACCGGATTCGGCTAGGCTTGACGGTCTGACAGATACCCGCCAGCTCACTGAGGAACATGTTGATGAAACGCCGCACGGAGCCCGAGGTGTCGATAGCTATGACCAGCTCCTCGACCTGCTCCGAAATTGGCGATGGCATATAGACACCTGCTCCGAGAAAGCGCCGGTTCGGTTTAGCCCAGGTGCCGTAGTCATGACCAGCACACGTTGTAGTCACGAACTCCCGTAGCACGTCACGCCAGTCCACCTGAGGCTTTAGCAGCTCGGCAATGTCCAAGCCCACCTTCGCACCCATCTTCCCCGCAGCCAGCGCACCCTCACGGAGTGCCTCGTCTATCTGCTTGGCAAGGGCTTGTTGCTCCTCCTCAGACAGCTCGGCAGCACCGTCCCAGTCGTGGTCATCGAAGGACTCACCTTGCCCCTGACCCTGACCTTGCTGTTGCTGCTGCTCTTGCTGCTGTAGCAAGTCCTCAAAGATACGCTCCTCGGTCCATGAGTCGTCGTACTTGTCGTCATAACAACCTGACGCCAGGGGCCCGGTCATGGTGGCGAAGCCGTCCTGCTTGTGTGCTCGCACGATCTGCCCGTTGATGAGGTAGTCGCAGGCAACATTGGCAAGCTGCGCGTCCCTGTCGTGAAGATATTTGTACAGGGTCAGGTGCTTGCGCATTTTGTGCTTGGCCTCGTGGATCATGAGAAGCCGCAGCTCCGCATCGTTCATGGATTCCACGAAGGCACGCCCGTAATACTCATCCCGCCCGTTGGTGCGGGCTGTTGGGATGTCGTCGCGCACAGTCTTGGTACCGATCATCAGTACCCCGGCCATGGCGACGTACTCGGGGTGATTCATAATCGCAATCGTAGCCTTCTGGATACGTTGCTCCGCAGTTAGGTTGGTAGCTAATGCTGCTAACATGTTATTTCCCTCGTTGTTTCACAGAGTTTTTCGTCCCAATCCCGACGTTGCCGCCGGAGTCGATGCTCATTTTTTGTCAGCCGCGAACACGTAGCCGTTCGTCATGGCCCAGGCAGTAAACTGTTTGTTGGTCACGACCATGCTGCGCTTGGAATAGTCCGGGTTCCGCGCACCGTTGACGAACAGGCCCTGAGCAGTGGCGTCGAGCCGTTGCAGGTAGGTCATCCAGGGGTCAATAAAGTCCTGCGTCATCGTCGATAGGGCACGGAACACCACCATGCAGATGGATGCGGCTGAGTCAGGCACCTTGGCGCTTAGGGGGTCGTTCATAATTTCCTCACGCTTGGGTAACTGACCAGCAAGTTTGATGTACGCAGCCATGTCCATCGCTGCCCGTGCGCCTACGGTACCGATCAAGGCAGAGGTCACGGTGTCGTCGTCCAGCCCAGGTGTGTGCAAGATGTCTGACGCAGCATGCAGGGAGCGCGGAGTCACGAACGCATCCCGGTCAGTCGCACGGGGGTGGAAGATGTAGGGGTTCTCCTCGGGGTCCGGCACCTCGGTAAAAGACTGCATCACCTCGGGGTTGTCTTTGACCCAGCCCAAGACAGTCGGATGCACGTCGTTGTTGATACCCCACTCGATCCACTCCCCGGCACTCGGCTTGCGCATGCGGACCACGGTGATGGCGTTGCGTTGGTGTGCTGCTAACAAGTCACCCACACCCTCAGCACCCAGGTTAGTTGTGGCAAAGACGATAGACCCAGGCGGTAGGGGCGCCGCGCCCACGGTCCGCTCCAGCATGGTCCGTCGCACGGCTTGCTTCACCGCAGGGTTCGCCTTGCCAAACTCGTCGAACATGAGCAGCACCGGCTTGCCGTGGTGCAGGCCAAACTCCTCGTTCGGTACGAAGCGCACGTAGCTCGCTTCGCCGTCCACCTCACCGACCGCAGGTATAAAGATGTCACCCACGTCCTTGGTGGTGCAGTCGAAGTACGCTGCCGTGTAGTCAGGCAGGCGCGCCTTCAGCATGGTGAGTAGAGTTGACTTGCCGATACCCATATCACCTTCGATCAACACGGTGCGTTGTGGACCCAGGCCCTGCAAGAGAGTCACGAGTTGGTTGATGTTCTGTGCGTACATTGCTTGTGCGTTTTGCATGATGTTTCTCCGTGGTCCCGTTTATGGGATTCCATAAAAGTTGTTTACCAGTCCAGGCTCGGCAGAGCCTTCACCGCACGTTCCAGTTGCTCCTTCTTCTGCGCCCGTAGGGCATGGTCCTCCTTGATAGACTCCAGGGTTACGCCGTCCATGATGGTGGCAAGTTGTTTACGCAGGGCCTCCATGGTGGTGTCTCCGGTCAGGTTGAAGGCCTGCATCACGTCGATCAGCTCACACACTGCGTCGAAGGTTGTCTGGTACATGCGCTTAGGCTTCTCGCCTTGGGCCCAGTCCATGGAGTTGATAAGGCGCGTGATGGAGTCGCTGCACCGTTGGTATACGTCCGCCGTGGCCTGCTTGATGCGTGTCTCAAAGTAGTTCTCGTACTGCTCCTTGAGTTGCTGCTGCGCCTCGTTGCCAATGTCTAGGCGGAAGTCTCCTGCCTCTGGCATGGGTATATAGCTGACCCGAAAGGCAAACTTGTTGCGCAGAGAGTCCGCCGTGGGGTAGTCGTCCCGATGGAACATGGCACCCAGAGACGCTTGGGCCCGGTCCACCTCCCATTGATAGGCTGACAGGAACTCGCCGACCAGCCGCTCGAACTCCTGCTCTAGCTCCGTGATCTGCCGGTGGTAGTCGAAGTATTTCGCCGTGGGCACGATGCGTATGCCCGTGTCCGTCCAGGGCAGGGTCGCGGAGTAGTGGAAGGTCCGTACGCTTGCTGCAAACTTCTGTATGGCATCCAGCTCGGCACAGTCGGCCATGAGTTTCTTGTTCACCGCAGCCACGCCGGTCTTGGCTTGGTTTGTCGCAGTCACGTCGGCAGTTGCCTGCTTGTCTTTCTTACGCCCGGTCCACACGCTGATGGACAGCTCGACCATCATGGCAGCGCTTGAGATAGACGGCGCAGAAAAGTCGGGTTGGTGTTGTGCCGATGGGGTAGTGGTATCGGCGTTGTTCGTGCTGCCCGTGTTGCGAAGCAAGTTGTCGATAGAAAGTATGCTCATGTCGTTCTCCCGTTTATGGAATTCCATAAATTTGGTTTGGGTTGTTGTTAGGTACAGCTCATGTTTCATACTACTAGCGTAGTATATCATAGAAACACACAAATGTCAAGTAAACACACGAGTTACCTATAAAAGCCTCCTTTGTTGTTTATGCCCATTAGGTCTCGGCGGTCGGTGATTAGGATGTACGATGATTTGTGCAGGGGCGCGATGGTATGCACCCGCTGGCGCGCTAGGCGTTCTCCGCATGGCAGGCACACGTTATAGCCAATAGCTACCCTGGCAGGGTTCACCGCTGCTCCGCACTCGGTACAGTTGCGCTTCTTCATAATTCGCTCTCCACCTCTACCAAGATTTTGTACCGCTTGCGGCCATCTTTAGTGCGATACGCGACCACACGCGGGTTCTCGCAAGGGCTCAAAAGGCATTCCGATATGTCGTCAATGATGACCTCCTCGGCGCGCTCCCTGGTCCGGTACCCGTAGGCGTACGTCTCGGCAATCGTCGGTGCTTTCATCACTCGTCCTCCTCGGTGCTGGCAGCGAAGTCACCACAGGACACGGAGCGTGGCCCACGGCTCACAGGGAAAAAGATGTTCACCTCAGCCTCATAGGCGTTGGCCTCTCGCAGTTCAAGCAGTTTGGGCAGGCGCCCCACGGACTCGGCATAGGCATAGCGCACAGCCCAGTCGGCAGGTACGTCCTTGAAGGTTTGCAGAGAGGCGCCCACGTCCTCGCTCTCCATGTTCCACACTTGCACGGTCGCCATCACTCGTTCTCCTCGATTATGCGTCTGCATAATTACTCCTCCTCTTGCACTCGGGGCATGGCGATGGGGCCGCCCTCGCTTGCTGGTATATCAACGACCTCGACGCCGTGGCGCTTGGCTAGCAGGCGCAGTGCTTCGCTCTTGCCCTCGGCAAGGTCCCTCAGGGTCTCTCGCGAATACTTTTCCACCAGTGCATCGCACTCGGCGTTTATCTCTCTCAACTTGCTCATCACTTGTTCTCCGTGGTCTGAGTTATGCGCCCGCATAATCGGGCTATGAAAAACTTATTACTACCAACTACAAACACAATGATATCACATCTAACACCTATTGTCAAGTATTTACACGTTTTACCATTCCCACTTTGTACCACATTGTTCGGTTGTTTTTTGCTATCTGTTGGTTTTGTACGTTTTGTACTGTCAAACTCTGAGCGTGTCTCGGGATTTTTAAAGTGATAAAGAGCATATTGTTCGGTTGTTTAGTGAAATGTTCGTTTGTTTTGGAAGTGCTAAGTCATTGATTTTTAAGAGAAGTTTACAATGTGACCTGTTCCAGAAGTATGTCTCGGTTTTTCTGGGGGCGGGGTGAAGGCAGAGGGGAACCGAACATTGCAAAGCTCGTGGGCCCCGAAACATAAATTTTTTGAAACCGAACAATATAAAAATGGGCTTTTAAAAGATATAGATAGATAGAACAATATAGCAGAGTTTGGTAGGCAACACTTGGCGCTGCTTATCAGAGAATGTCAGCAGATAATAATGTACGGTTCGAACCGTACAATAGGGGTACAAAGCGTACAAATGGCCGTTTTTACCGAACATTACTTTGAAATCAACAACTTAGGTTGGATTATGCGGCTGCATAACTGATAAACAACGAAAAAAAAGAAACTAGCATGGTGTGCAAAACATTGTTCGGTTGTTTTCGTCACAGTGGCTCGTCGCCGTTAGTATCTCTGGTATCTGTTAACAAGTTATGCGGGCGCATAATCGGAGGGTGGGTAACCGTGCCGAAAACGGAGTGATGCTCGTCGCCGTAGGCATCTCTGGTATCAGCCCACAACAGGAAAAGAAGTTAGGAGGAGGTAAGGATGGATTATGCGCGGGGCATAATGCTCCGGGCAGTGGAGACAATGCTCCTCGCTGCAAAGGTCTCTGGTATCAAAAAACAGGCACAAAAAAATGGGGCACCCCGAAGGGTGCCCCAGCCAGGAGGGCAACGGGCCGGAAACCATCCTAGCCCGTATAGTGTAAACAAGTTTAGCGGTTGATGCGACGACGGGGGCGGCGAAGATGGTCACGTTTCACTATGTTCCGCGCTTCGTTCAACCCCAACAGGTACCCCCGTATTGCGTGATCTTCCGGGGCGAGGTGGGCGTAGCCTAGTTCGCATATTGCATCGCCTAGTCCAGCTAAGGCTTCCGGGTCGTGCATAAGATCAATCGCGTTATCAGCAGCCCGTGACAGGGCCCGTTCAATCAATCGTGCGTCATTGCGTGCTTTCATTGTGTTCCCCTTAGATAAAAAGAGGGGCCCCGAAGGGCCCCGTGAGTGTTACTTGGATACGTCCCCAAGTTTCGTTACCAGCTTGGCAGCCTCAGGGTCAGCCTTGCCCATACGGGCCAGGATACCTTTCAGCACTTTATGCTCGTTTGCAGTCAGCTTTGCAGCCTCTGCTTTCTGATCCCTCGCCAGCATGGCGTAGGCGTGCTTCGCGTGGAACTCTTCGTCAGTGGCCTTGGCCTTCGTGACAGTCTGGCCTTCACCATTGTGTGCCTTATCGTAGTCAGCCAGCGCCTTGCGTAGTTTGTCCATAAAACTGGACAGCGAGCCCTTGATGGCGTTCGCCTTTGCCTTGCGCTTTGGCATGTCTACATAATGAGGCGGAATAGCCAGGCCCGTCACTTCGTTGTCAGTCAAGTCACCGACAAAAATGCCTTTGACGATAGGTGCGGCGTAGGTGGCTTTGATCTTAGCCGAATCCGCATCGTAGTCTGCGACAAAGGCGCGTTCCGCTTCCGTAAGGTAGTGTGCAGCACATACCAGCTTGTTTGCGTCCCACGCCTTGGATGCAGCCTTGGCTTCTGGCGAAGTTTCGGGATCACCGAAACGTTTTTTCGTGAACGCGGTTAACTGCTCCGCGCCTCTATAGTCCGGGCTGCTGGTAATCATGGCTACCATAACGCCCATGATACCCTCGCCAGCACGAGCGGTTTGGATCGCCTGGCCCATCGTAATGGCCTGGCCGTTGTGCTCGACAGAAAGCTCTGCGAGGTAAAGCGGTTTGAACGTAGACATAAGTCTATTCCCTTTCAGTTGAATGGATAACACGTTGCCCCTTCGTTGGGACGCCTTCATTACCTCACAATCGTATGAGTTTGGCAAGGATAGTTTAGACATAGCAGCACCTAGCGATTATGCGCGGGCATAATCCGGGGACCCTGACCCTATTCGCTAACCCTGGACCCCCACCCCTCCCCCATGACCCGCTACGTCAGTCTGGTACCATACGGGCCTAGGTATTACTATTTTCCACGAACAAATCGCAAAAATCTGAAAACGGGACCCCCACCCCCTCTATATAGGAAACACCCCCCTTAGGAGTCCCAACCTCCCCTGCTGAAAATTTTTTGCTACTACATAGGTACCTGCGGCGGCGTTGTGCGTACTTGCTAACCCTGACACTTATTTGTTATACAGCGCACACAGCTTCGGCTTGCGACTAAAAATATGACTATGCAGATAGAACCCGAAATCGGTGTGCCGATGGGCGATGCGGTTGGTGCTATGGACCTAGCTGCCCGTGCGGAGGTAATGGCGAATACCGTAGAGCACCTGTCTCAGCATGGGTTACACGTCGAGCCGAATAAAGAAGACGAAGACGTTGCTGCAAGGTTAGCTATGGCCTACGCCGAAGACCCCGAGAAGACCTCCAAGAAAGTCAGCATGACCCGTGCGACTAAACTGACCCCACCGTCCCTGGTGCTAACAAGTAATATCCTGCGAGAGTTCGGCCATAGCGTTGCCGAATCCGCTGCACAAATCCGCCACTTGGTAACAAATAAGTTAATCGAAGAGACCGAGAACCCCGATCCACGCATCCGCATCCGTGCCTTAGAGATGCTGGGCAAGATTTCCGACGTGGGGCTCTTCACCGAGAAGACCGAGATCACCATTACGCACCAGACCACGGACGATCTGAAGGAACGCCTCCGCAGCAAGCTCACAAAGCTCGTCAATCCGCCGGAAACAGATGACGTAGTGGACGCCGTGGTGATTGATGGCGACGAGATTGATGTCGATGCGGAGTTTGGTATTGATGAGGACCTTGCCGAAACCGAAGCGGAGCAGGATGCGGAGAATAGTGCGGAGAATGCGGAGGCTGACTCCGAGAATGCCATGCAAGACCCCGAGCCCCAGGCTCCTATGCCAGAAAAGGCCGATAAGGACATGGAAGCGGCCATGAAAGAGGCCCTTGAGGACGATCTGGTGCAGGAGAACGACCCGAAATGGGGTCAGTAGCGGTCAAAGAGCCGGCCATAGGCCCAGAAACGCCCTTAGATTTCACCGAGGAGGAGTTGGATGTCCTCCTGAACAACCTCGACGCCTGCTCGCCCGAGGAAATCGCCGAAATTGACCGCATGGTGGAGGAGCTAGCGGCCAGAAAGGCCAATACCGCTGCCTATACGGACCTGATTGCCTTCTGTAAGCGCATGCAGCCCGACTATATCGTCGGATCGCACCATAGAATCCTTGCAAACATGCTAATGGCTATCGAAAGGGGTGATAAGGACCGTATTTGCGTCAATATCCCGCCCCGACACGGTAAGTCACAACTTGTTTCTACCTACTTCCCAGCGTGGTTTTTAGGCCGCAATCCTAACAAGAAGGTCATGATGGTCTCCCATACCACTGATCTTGCTGTGGATTTTGGTCGGAAGGTGCGGAACCTCGTTCATAGCGACGAGTTCAGAGAAATATTCCCGACCACGCACATCGCTACGGACTCTAAGTCTGCTGGCCGCTGGAACACCAACGCCGGGGGTGAGTATTACGCCTGTGGTATCGGGTCCTCTATCGCCGGTCGGGGTGCTGATTTGCTCCTGATCGACGATCCCCACTCCGAACAGGATGTCCTGAACGGGAACTTTGAGGTCTTTGATAAGGCCTATGAGTGGTTCACCTTCGGTGCCCGGACCCGTTTGATGCCGGGTGGACGTGTAGCCATCATACAAACACGTTGGCACATGGATGACCTGACCGGGCGCGTGACTCGGGATATGGCCCAGAACGAGGAAGCGGATCAGTACGAGGTGGTGGAGTTCCCCGCCATCCTGCAGGTTGAGGACCGGGCGACGGGTAAGGCGAAGGAGAAGGCCCTCTGGCCTGAGTTCTTCGATCTGAAGGCTCTGCATCGCACCAAGGCCTCCATGCCCGTGTTCCAGTGGAACGCCCAGTACCAGCAGAAGCCCACCGCTGAAGAAGCCTCTATCATCAAGCGGGAGTGGTGGAACGAGTGGACCCGCGAGGACCCACCCCCCTGCGAATATCTCATTATGTCCTTGGACGCCGCTGCCGAGACCCACAACCGGGCGGACTACACCGGCCTGACAACCTGGGGGGTCTTCTATAACGAGGAGACCAACGAGCACAACATCATCCTGCTGAACTCTATTAAGGAGCGCTACGAGTTCCCCGAGCTAAAGAGGCTCTGTCTGGAGGAGTACGAGGAGTGGGAGCCGGACTCCTTTATTGTGGAGAAGAAGTCCGCAGGAACGGCGATCTACCAAGAGATGCGACGCATGGGCATACCTGTGCAGGAATACACCCCGCATAGGGGGTCTGGGGATAAGTTAGCACGCTTAAACTCAGTTTCTGATATTGTTGCCTCTGGTCTAGTATGGGTACCACAAACACGTTGGGCTGAAGAATTGGTTGAAGAGGTAGCGGGCTTTCCCTTTATGTCGCATGACGACCTCGTGGACAGCATGGTCATGGCCCTGATGCGGTTTAGGAGCGGCGGGTTCATCCGCCTACCGAGTGATGAGCAGGATGAGCCGAGACCCTTTAAGTACCGGCGCGGAGGATATTACTGATGGCTATTGATCGCGGGCTGTACTCGGCGCCGGAAGGGCTTGAAGACGAGCTGGAGATGGAGCTGGATGAGAACGGGGAGGCCATGGAGTCTGCCCTAGAGATTGACATTGTTGACCCGGAGATGGTGACCCTGGACGACGGGTCCATGGAGATCACGATTATTCCCGACGCCACCATCGGCGACATCACCGAGTTCGATGCCAACCTCGCTGAGTTCCTTGAGGACAACCAGCTCAATACCCTCGCCAACGACCTGATTGGTCTTGTGACTTCCGACATTGATGGCCGGAAGGAGTGGGCCGATACCTTCGTCCGAGGCCTCGACGTGCTGGGCTTCAAGTACGAGGAGCGTACGGACCCCTGGGAGGGCGCCTGCGGCGTGTATTCAAACGTGCTCGCCGAGGCAGCAATTCGCTTCCAAGCAGAAGCTATGTCTGAAACCTTCCCCGCCGCAGGCCCGGTCAAGGTTAAGGTGTTGGGCGAGGAAACCAAAGAGAAGATGGAAGCTGCCCAGCGCGTAAAGGCGGATATGAACTATGAGCTGACCGAGCGCATGGTGGAGTACCGCTCCGAGCATGAAAGGATGCTCTATAGCCTTGGCCTCGCCGGTTCGGCCTTCAAGAAGGTCTATTTTGACCCCAATTTGGGCCGTCAGGTCGCCATTTATATCCCCGCAGAAGACGTGATTGTGCCCTACGGGGCGTCGCATATTGAGACCGCAGAGCGCGTGACCCACATCATGCGCAAGACCAAGAACGAGATGCGCAAGCTACAGGTGGCTGGGTTCTACCGCGACGTGGAGCTGGGCGAGCCGGAGCCGTATCACACCGATATTGAAGAGCGGAAGGCGGAAGAAGGCGGGTACTCACTCAACGATGACGACCGCTTTGCGATCTACGAAATCCATGCGGATTTGGTTATTGAAGGGATCGACGACGAGGATGACATTGCTAAGCCCTATGTCGTCACTATCGAACAGGGGACCAACGAAGTCTTGGCTATCCGCCGAAACTGGAACCCAGATGACCCCCTCACCCTCAAGCGCCAGCATTTCGTTCACTACGTCTACGTGCCCGGCTTCGGGTTCTACGGCCTCGGCCTCATTCATATCATCGGGGGATATGCCAAAGCTGGCACCTCCCTCATCCGCCAGCTAGTCGATGCAGGTACGTTATCCAACCTTCCGGGGGGCCTCAAGTCCCGTGGCCTGCGTATCAAGGGTGACGACACGCCGATTGAGCCCGGTGAGTGGAAGGACGTGGACGTGCCGTCTGGGTCTATCCGCGACAACATTATGCCCCTGCCCTACAAGGAGCCTAGCCAGACCCTGCTGGCCCTCCTGAACCAGATCACCATGGAAGGGCGGCGCCTGGGCGCTATCAGTGACATGAACATCTCCGACATGTCGGCCAACGCCCCGGTCGGAACCACGCTGGCGCTCCTTGAGCGGACTCTTAAGCCCATGGCTGCGGTGCAGGCTCGGGTCCACTACGCCATGAAGCAAGAGTTCAAGATGCTCAAGGCGATTCTGGCCGAGTATGCCTCGCCAGAGTACGAGTATCAGCCGCACAGAGGCGAAGTAAGCGCCCGCCAGATGGACTACATGATGGTGGACGTGATCCCCGTCAGTGATCCGAACAGCAGCACCATGGCCCAGCGCGTCGTGCAGTACCAAGCAGTGTTGCAGATGGCGCAACAGGCTCCGCAGATTTACGACCTCCCCCAGCTTCATCGCCAGATGATTGAGGTGCTTGGCATCAAGAATGCCGACAAACTTGTTCCTACCAAGGACGACGCGAAACCGACCGATCCGGTCAGCGAGAACATGGATGCGCTCATCGGCAAGCCGATCAAGGCGTTCATCTACCAAGACCACGATGCCCACATCGCGACCCACATGGCGTTTATGCAGGACCCCATGATTGCCCAGACCATCGGCCAGAACCCGCAAGCGCAGCAGATCATGATGTCGCTGCAGGCGCATATTGCGGAACACCTTGGGTTCAGTTATCGCAAACAACTTGAAGAGAAGCTCGGGGCACCGCTCCCGCCGCCCGGTGAGGAGCTGCCGGAAGAGATCGAGGTCCAGCTCTCCCGCCTCGTGGCGGACGCTGGCAAGCAGCTTACCCAGGCCCATCAACAGCAGGCCGCGCAGCAAGCTGCCCAGCAACAGGCTCAGGACCCCATGTTCCAGCTTCAGCAGCAAGAGCTGCAGGTCAAGGCGCAGGAAGTGCAGCGCAAGGCCCAGAAAGACGCTATGGACGCCCAGTACAAGCAGGCAGATATGCAGCTTAAGGCCCAGAAGACCGCAGTGGACGCCGCCCTGGAGGCAGAACGGCTCAAACTTGACCAGACTGAGCTTGCCGTAGAGAGCCAGAAGGACGGTATTAAGCTGAAGCAGGCCCGCCAGCAGGCGGATAAGGAGTTTGACCTCAAAATGATGCAGGCCCTCCAACAGCCAAAAGGGGGCCAAAATAGGGAGTAATCATGGCTAAAACCGTCTTTGACGTGCTGAACGATCAGATCGACGAGCAAATCTCGTCTGCAAAAGTCTTTCTGGCTGCGGGGTCCGCTAAGGATTACCCCAATTACCGGGAAGTTGTTGGCCTCATTCGGGGTCTTGAAGCCAGCAAACGATTCGTAGAAGACCTCTCGCGCAACTATATGGATGACAACGATGACTAACGTGGCCGAAATTATTGAACCGACGGAAGAAGAGCTTGAAGCACAACTTCCCAAGCCCGTGGGCTACCGCCTGCTTATTGCCTTACCTCAGGTCGAAGAGACTTTTGATGGCAGCGAGTTAATTAAGACCAGCCAGATCAAACAGCAAGAACAAGTGCTGTCGATTATTGGTGCCGTTATTGACATGGGCGATCAGTGTTACGCCGATGAAGAGCGGTTCCCGACCGGCCCGTGGTGTAAACCGGGGGATTTTGTAATGTTCCGTGCTAATTCTGGCACGAGATTTAAGATCGGCGGTACGGAGTACCGTCTTATGAATGACGACAGTATTGAAGCTGTTGTCGCCGACCCTCGCGGTATTACGAGAGCGTAAGGAGAGTTAAATGGCGTTCCAACAAGTTGAGTACGAGTTTCCCGATCCTGACAAAGAGGATAGCGTGGAGATTGAGCTGGAGCCTACCAGCGCTGAGCCTATGCAGAAGCCCAGCAAGGCGAAGGCCAACAACGATGACGAAGTAGAGATCATCGAAGATGGTGATGTCGAGGTAGAAGTTGTTGATGATACGCCGAAAGCGGATCGTGGCAGGAAGCCGTCCGACCCACCCGAAGATGTCACTGAGGAAGAACTTCAGGACTACTCGGAGAAGGTACGACGGCGCATCCAGCACTTCTCTAAGGGCTACCACGACGAGCGCCGTGCCAAGGAAGCGGCTCTACGGGAGCGCCAGGAGCTAGAAGTTTTAGCTCAGAGACTTGTTGAAGAGAACAAGAAGCTCCAGTCTAATACGTACAAGAGCCAAGCGGCGCTGCTTGAGCAGGCAAAGAAAAACGTAGATCAGGAGTTGCGTATTGCCAAAGCGCGCTATAAGCGTGCCTATGAAGCAGGCGAGGCCGATGCAGTATTGAAGGCTCAAGAAGAGCTGACTACTGCACGGCTTAAAGCAGACCGCCTTGCGGCGATTAGAATGCCCGCTTTACAGGAAAAAGAAGTTCCTGTAGAAACGCAACAAGAACAACCAGTTTATACCGCCCCAGCAGTACCGGAAGTACAAGTTGATACCAAGGCCCAGGAGTGGCAACAAGCTAACCCATGGTTTGGTACCGACGATGAAATGACTAGCTTTGCGCTGGGGTTGCACTCAAAGCTGGTCAAAAGTGGGGTTGACCCACAGAGCGATGAATACTACGAGACGATTAATTCTCGTATGCGGAGGGTCTTTCCAGAGAACTTTGAGGACACGAGCCTTGAAGGACTTGAGGAAGAGACAGAAACACCGGTCGGAAGACCGAAACGCAGTACGAACGTGGTCGCACCCGCAACGCGGAGCACAGCACCTAAAAAGGTCAGACTAACGCGAACACAGGTGGCGCTAGCCAAACGGCTAGGACTGACGCCAAAACAATACGCCGATCAGGTTGCAAAAGACATGAGGAAGCAAAATGGCTGAGAACCGAATCAACCGTGAACTACAGACCCGTGAAAAGACGGCCCGTAAACGGCATTGGACGCGACCGGAATTACTTCCGTCTCCGACGCCGGAAGAGGGCTACACCCATCACTGGGTTCGGGTTAGTACGCTTGGTATGGCGGACGCCACTAATGTCTCCTCCAAACTCCGTGAAGGCTGGGAGCCCGTGAAGGGAGACGATCACC